TAATCCACCCAAGTTGCAAAGGTGCTATTGATGACTTCAGAATGTATAGCCACAAGACAGATAAGTTATCTGGTGACATTCTACCTGATGTTATCGATGCTAACAACCATGCCCCTGATGCAATACGTTATGCGATAGCACCCTTAATAAAGGCACAAGCCGCTGGAAAGATGGTGATTAGAATATGAGTAATTCAGTAGCCAAACGGTCAAAAGAAATAGAATACATGTTGCAACTTTCCGCGCCTTGTCGTGACTTAATGGAAGGTGGCGAACATATGCGCGTATTGGGTGAACGCTACTTACCGAAGTTTCCGCAAGAAACAGAAGATGATTACGATGCTAGACGCGCATCAACTTGGCTATTTGATGGCGTAGGCAAGACGATAGAAGATTTATCAGGCAAGGTGTTTGATATTCCTATACGCTTAGATGAAACAAATACTGACCTAGATATTTGGGCGTATAACGTCGATCTGGAAGGTAGAGATATTAACCAGTTTGCCAGATACGTCTTTGACGAAGCGCAAGCCGCTGGCATTTCATATATTATGGTCGATGCACCACCAAGGCCAGAAGGTTTAACGCGGGTACAAGCCGCACAAGGTAATTATCGCCCGTATTTCGTGCATCTGAAGCTAGAAGATGTTTACGGCTATAAGTGGCAAGTCATCGATAATACGCCAATGCTAACGCAAATTCGTATTGGTGAACGTATTTCTGAAGAAACAGGCGATGAATTTGACCCTGAAGAAATGCAGCAAATCCGCGTTTTGACTTTGCCAGTAGAAGATGGGCGCATAGTCGGTACAGTAAATGTGCGTATTTATAGGCAGAATGAAAAAGAAGATTGGGTATTGTTTGACGAATATGGCACAGGCATGACTAAAATTATGGTCGCTGCATGTGATTTAGGGCGTACTGGTTTCTTCATGGCTAAACCGCCACACGCTAGATTAGCAGAAATTAACCTAGCACATTGGCGTTCTCAATCAGATCAGGCAAACATCATGCACCATGCCCGTGCGCCTATGAAGTATTTTCACGGTTACAGCCGAGATGACTTGGAAGGTTTCGCAGAAAGTGCGGGTTATGCGTTCTGGTCTAGCAATGAAAACGCAAAGGTTGGCGTGGTCGAACATTCAGGGGCGGCAATCGATGCTGGGCGTACTGAATTAAAAGACATGGAATTTCAGATGCAAGCGATGGGCCTACAGCTAATCGTATCGCGTTCTGGTGGGTCTACAGCGACAGGCGACATGATCGACGAAAACAAGATTAACAGCCGTTTGGGAATGTGGGCAGACAATCTAAAAGATACACTAGAACTATGCTTTATGTGGATGGCAGAACTAGGCAACATTGTAGCAGCGCCAGAAATAGTAATTAACAAAGACTATGCAGCTAACGCACTATCGCACCTAGACATGGACGCACTAAGCAAAATGTACTTGGCAGAAGTCATATCTAAACAGACTTACATCAACGAAGCGAAGCGCAGAAACCTATTGTCTGAGGAAGTAAACGCAGAAGATGAACAGGAAATGTTAGGTTCTGAACCGTTAGATCAACCAGACGAAGCGGTAAACAATGGCCCTATCGGATGATATCCTAGATGAAACGGTGCGCCATGCGCATTATCTGGAACGGCACAAAGCATCTGTGATAAAAAAGATCGTTGCTATGATGAACAATAGCAATGATGAAATGTATTCAATGATGTATAAGGCGCGGGTCGAAAAGCTAAAGCGTCGAGAACTAGACAAGCTACTATTTAGACTTCGCAAGCATATTAAAGCTGGATATGAACCAGTTATAGAAACCCTTGATAGTGAAATACGCGATCTAGCTGGACACGAAACCAGATGGCAGAAAAAAATCATTGATGGTATTACGCCAGTAGAATTAGATTGGGAAGCACCATCAGAGGAACAGATTTACGCAGCCGCTAAAGCTAGACCCTTTGAAGGTTTGTTACTTCAGGATTGGTACAACGGTTTGCCAGATGGTCACTTTCGGCGTGTCAAATCTACGATCATGCAAGGCTATGTAGAGGGCCAGACCACAGACGAAATTGTGCAGCAAATGCAGCAATTCACGCAGGGTAGAAGCAGACGCGCAGCCGAAACAGCCGCCAGAACAGCGCTTACACATACAAGCAATGTCGCTAGAAACGAAAGCTATAGGCGAAATCGTCGTGTCATTAGGGCAGTCGAATGGGTTTCTACGCTAGATGGTCGGACTACAGCGGTTTGTCGTGCAAGGGATGGCAAAACATGGCCTGTAGATGAAGGGCCAAGACCGCCAGCGCATCCAGCTTGTCGATCTACGACTATTCCCGTGGTCAAATCTTTGCGGGAACTAGGCATAAAGGCCGACACGAAAGACGTTAAAACAACCCGCGCATCTATGAATGGGCAAGTTTCATCAGAATTAAATTATGATCGATGGCTAAGAAAGCAGCCTAAACAGTTCCAAGAAGATGTACTTGGGCGCGAAAAGGCTAAGTTATTCCGCGCTGGGCTAAAGATGGATCGGTTTGTTGATGATGGTGGGCGTGAGTTTACCCTTAAAGAGATCGAACAACGCGAAAAAGATATATGGCAACAGGTTTACGGCAAGCCACAGCCGACACCAGAACCAGAAGCGCAACCGCAACCAGCGGCAGATATTCGGGATAACATCGATCTAGGTACGATGGGTGTAGTGATTAAGAAGCGCGGTACATCAGCGCCAGACTTTACTATAGATGAAATAAACGCCAAGTTTCGTGCGCAACTATCAGATCAAGGCGCAAACATTGTTAATAAGTTGCCGAAACCGCGTGAAGTTGTGTTGGGCAAACGCGCTGGCGTTTACTTTGCTGGTGCGCAGCGCTTAGAAAGTGGCATAGAGCGCGAAATAATTACGCATGAATACGGTCATCACGTAGATCATATCATTAGAAAAACAGATGGCGGTGGTAAGGGCTTCTTTTGGTCGGTTAGTGGACTAAAAGACGAATGGGCTAAAGATCGTGCAGCGCTTGGTGTTTATCGAAAATCGGCGGCAGAAAAGCGCAGAAGGTTACGCGAATTGCGTGACGAATTATGCGAAACCCGACAAGTCACAAAGACATTAAGCACGGGTAGAGAATACACGGTGACGCAGAAAACATTCAAATTCGATGGCGCAACGATGCTATCAGACATTATTGATAGCTTTGTAGGGGGCAGCTTCAGAACAGATTATGAAATGTATGGCCACAGTAAATCGTACTGGAAAGATAAAAATAACGGGCCTATCGAAAGTTTCGCTAATATGTTCGCTATTCAAAACCAACCAGAAGCAAGAGCATGGGCGCAGAAGAATATACCCAATATGTGGGCTAAATTTACAGCTAAGATGAATGAGTTAGAAAATGACTGAAGCAGAAGCATTCGCAGAATATAAAGCCAAATTCGGCAGCATACCCAAAGTGATGCAGCTAAAACGTGGCTTGCCAGAAGATATAATAGAAGAATTACTTGAAGCGGTCGATACAAACACGCCAATTCAAGACCTAGAAAACATCGATCAAGCAAAGCTGTAGTCGATGTTGGGTTACGTGCCTACCCATTTAACAGGCGCAGCGAAAGGAACCGACAATGAGTGAAGAAACAAAAGAAGCAGTAGAAGCAGAAGCGGAAGTAGTGGAAAACGCTAATGATGACATGATTGCTAATCTGCAAAAAGAACTAAACCAAGTAAAAGAAAAGCTAGTAGAAACCACAGAAGAAGCGGTACGCAGACGAAAAACTGTAGAGAAACTACGGCAAGACTTGGAAAAGGCTACGTCGAAAGTTGAGGTAGAACCCAACAACAACGAAGAAATCGTAGCGCAAATCAGGGCAGAATACGAAGAAAAGCTAAATGGTGAACGTCAACAGCGTATGAATTTGCTGGAACGTAACGCATTAGCAGAACTGAAATCATCACTAGCAGCCGAAAACATTGTGTCGCAGGGGCTACAGCCTTTAACGCTAATGGCGCAAAACCGTATCGGGTTTGACGAAAACGGAAATATTCGTATAATGTCTGTGGATGGTTCCAAACCCCTAGCTGGTTCGGGGAACGATGGTTACGCTACTTTGAGTGACCTAGCTAAAGAACTGGCAGCGTCGGAAACGGGACAAATGTTCGTGAAGGATATTGGCGTTTCAGGTGGAGGCAAACCACCAGCGAGTTCAGGCGGAAAGTCTGGAAATTCACAGGTGACGCGAACACAATTTAACCAAATGGGTCAACGTGAACGGTCACTATTTTTTAAGAATGGCGGCAAGGTCGTTAATGGCTAACCGCGCATGAAAGGAAAAATGTTATGGCTAACACCTTAACTGATCTAGCGGCAGACATTTACAAGGCCGCTGATATCGTAGGCCGCGAATTGGTCGGTTTTATTCCAGCATCTACAGTTAACGCTGGTTCAGAACAGGCGGCAGTCGGTCAAACAGTGCGTTCATTCGCAACACCAGCCGCAACAGCGGTGGATATTTCGCCAAGTATGACTATTCCTGAAGGAACAGATCAGACTTTGACAAATAAAACGCTGACAATCACAGAACAGCGTGGCGTTCAAATTCCATACACTGGTGAAGATGTTCGCTTTTTGGATGGCGGCGCGGGATATGAAACCGTATACGGCGCACAAATCCAGCAAGCAATGCGCACACTTGTTAACGAAATGGAAGCTGACCTAGCAGAAGAAGCATATAAAAACGCTTCACGCGCGGTAGGTACAGCGGGAACAACCCCATTTGCTTCTAACTTCAACACAGTCGCAGAAGCGCGTCAAATCTTGGCAGACAATGGTATGCCAGTAAATGACGGGCTAGTTAGCTTGGTTGTAAGCACGGCAGCGGGTACAAACCTACGCAACCTTGCATCATTGCAGCAAGTCAACACGGCTGGTGGTGATGATCTGCTTCGTCGCGGTGAATTGCTAAACTTGCAAGGCGTATCACTAAAAGAAAGTGCGCAAGTAATTTCGCACACTAAAGGCACAGGCGCATCTATTCTTCTTAATGATGCATCTTCAGCGGTAGGTGACACAACACTTACTGTTGATGGCGGCTCTGGTACAATCTTGGCTGGTGATATTATCATACTCGCAGGGGACACAAACAACTATGTTGTTAACACTGCGCTTGCGGCTGGTTCACTGACTATTGGTGATACTGGTTTGCGTGTAGCGGCAGCGGATAACGCAGCTATCACAGTAGGTAATAGCTATACTGCTAACGTGATGATGCACCAAGCGGGACTAGAACTAGCAATGAGAGCGCCAGCAAAACCTGTAGGCGGTGACGCGGCAGAAGATGTGCTAGTGGTTCAAGACCCAACATCAGGTCTAGTGTTTGAAGTAGCCGTATATAAAGGCTTCAACAAAGCTATGATCCAAGTGGGTTGCGTTTGGGGCTACAAAGCATGGAACAGCGATGCAATGGCAATCGTTATGGGCTAATTGATCGGGGGCTTCGGCCCCCTTTCACGAACTGGAGTTAGGTAAATGCCAAGAGCGTATCTGAAGAAAAAAGGCTTAGTCGTTAAAAAGAAGATGAAAAAGGCTAAGAAGAAAAAGAAGTAATGGCTAAAGACCCACGCATAAAAAAGTTAGGTGTATCAGGTTACAACAAGCCTAAGAGAACACCAAGCCACCCGAAAAAATCGCATGTGGTTTTGGCTAAAGTGGGTAGTAAAGTTAAGACCATTAGATTTGGTCAACAGGGCGTAAAAGGTGCGGGTAAAAACCCGAAATCGGCAGCGCAGAAAGCTAGAAGAAAGTCATTTTTGGCGCGTCATCAAAAGAATATAGCCAAAGGCAAAATGTCGGCGGCATATTGGGCAGCGAAAGTGAAATGGTGATGGCATGGCTAAACTGACTAAAGCACAGATTAAACGGGCAAAGCGTATAAGCCGCCAAAGGGGTATTAAATACCCGAATGCATGGGCAAATCTGATGGTGGCAAAAGGCAAGCGCCCAAGCCGCAAGCGAAAGGCCAAGAAATGAAAACAGTTAAAATCAAACATGATAGTGGCAAAGATGGTTACGCTATTATCAATGAAGCCGACTTTGATGCAAAACTGCACACGCTATTCGACGCAGAACCTAAACGCGCAAGAAAGTCTAATGGACACTTAAAAGCCGATGACCCTTCAACGCCAGATGTAAACGAAGCGTGGGAAGGTGGGAAAGCGCCGACAAAGAAGAAAACAACACGCAAACCAGCGGCAAAGAAAAAGGCGGCTAAATAATGGCATTAGATACAACAATAGGTGGCACAAGCACTAACAGTTACATAACGCTGGCAGAATGGCAGACCTATTGGAGTGCCAGAAATGTAGATTTAACGCAGCATGGACACGATGATGACCATGAAGCAAACCTAGTACAAGCCGCTGACTACCTAAATCGTACCTATAATTTTGTGGGTGAAAGACAGTATCGCTATCAGGCGATGGCATGGCCTAGATTGACAGGCACAATGCTTGTTAAAGATTGGCCTATTGATCCAGATACAGTGCCGCAAGACATAAAAGATGCGCAAGCTGAAATGGCTTATCTAATCCATGAAGGTGCAACGCCATTTAGCACAGTTTCAAGTGGTGCAGTAAAGCGGGTAAAGTCTAAGGCTGGGCCAGTAGAAACCGAAACAGAATATACAAACTATCGTGAAGTGCCGCGCTTTGTGGCAATCGAAGGGTTACTAGCGCCATACACAGAATTTGGTGGTGCGCAGATTAAGGTTCTACGTGCATGACAACTATAACCGCTATTGCAGACGCAGCTTTTGACGCAGCTAATTCTGCGATTACGGACGCAATACACGATGCAACGCTTACTTATACGTCAAACTACGATTTTTCATATGACGTAGATGAAGGTAATTATCTGCAATCAAGTACATCAATAACGGGTCGGGCGTTGTTTGATACCGAAAAGCCAATGAATGATTTGTTTCCTGATTATGTAGTAGGCCCAAAGGAAATATTAGTATTGCTGGAAGGTTTCACCACAGAATGCAAAGAAGGTTGGAAGCTAACTGTAAACAGCATTGATTACACGGTGAAGAAAGTGCAAACGGTGGCGGGTTCTGTATCGCTTATGTAT